CGCAGATCACTTTTGAGGAATACAAAGTTGGTGAGCAGATCGTGTTCCGTAGCGGGTTCCATCTGTCCAATACCACGAGCAGGCCCGTTAGTCTGGTAGATATACTGTCCACCGAGAGATTCGGCAGCAATAGTGAGCACGATGAGCTCTTCGGCATTCGCAGAATACAAACCAGTGGGTTCCAGCACTTCACGAATGAGTCGGCGCAAATTACTAATCTTCATTAACATGTCTCCTTTAGAAATTGAAAACGTATTGAGGATGGCTAAGTTGAGCAGCACATGCTCGGATAAGGGTCTGCCACTGAGGAAGTTTGTGGTCTTTTCGTTGATCCACAACTGCTCGTAGAGATTTATAGTTTGTGCATACAATTCGTCTCTGAAGAAAGGCCTCAGGAAGATGGGCTTTTGCTGCAGTAAAGTCTCCGTCAGTAATAAACTCATTAAGAATCTTGAGGACAGTAGGTACGATGGGGTCTTCAAAATCGTCCTGTGTAAGCTTTCGCTTTGTGAGTGTATGCATAGTTGATTCGCTCTGTTTAGTGACACCAATTCGGTAGGTATCGAATTGACTCCACCAATATCTGGGAGCGTCAATATCCATCCAAACGACGATGGATTCCAGGAACTTGTTGTGTCCTCGATCCATTGGGGCGAGTAGGTCAGCTCTCTTAGGCATCCTGTCAATAGCAGAATTATAAGAAAGGCTAATACCAAGCATAGCCTCTTCATATCCACATTCCTTTAGAATTTTCACTTGCATTATTTTTCCACCTTTACGATGCATTGATTCATACTTGCCATTTCAATATTCAGTATGGGTTCGATGTAGGGACGGCTATACATATCGTAAGGACCGTGTTTGACGTAGTCAATGTTGGTTTTGTCTAGTTTAGGATTCAACTCCATATATCGAGTAAAGAGGACAATGGTCTTCCCATACTGCTTACAGGTCTTGAGTAAGAAGTTAAGGGCATCCATATCCTGATCTTGAGGTTCCCCTCCAAGTATCCATACCTGCTCAACCATACTTTCGTGATTGATGGCATGATGAAGGGCGTCTTCCCAATCGTATACATCCCAACCTAAATTAAAATCCCACAAATCCACATTATGACATCCGGCACAATAAGGCCCATTACACCCCGAAATATAGATTTCAAGGGCTTTATGCTTCAAATTATACTCAGTACCAGCGATATTCACTTGAGAGGTCTCCTAGGATGGCGTTTAAGACACGCTAGAAAGGAAGAGGTATAATGTATCCACTTTCGTCCTAGCGTGTCTGAGAAGGGCTAATACGGCTTGTAGAACTGTCTCCTGGGCCAGTCATACATCTTACGTTCAGGATTCCAATGAGCAACCTGGGTGAAGAAGCCAACTACTCGTGTCGTCACCTCCTTTACACTTTTTCCGCATAACGGACAGTTATCTCCATCAATCCAGACATGATTGTTGATGCATCTCTTGATGGCATAATTCACAGCCCAATAGACAACACCCTGTTCAGCAGCGAAGTCCATCAGTTCAGCCATCCGGTCAGGGTTGGTGATACGCTCACCAATGTTAATATGGCAAATAGCACCTCCACTACACAGTTTGTCAAACTTACCCTGAAGCTCCAACCTTGTCAGCATGTTAGCAGGAACAGTAAGAGGGATAAACTGATTACTGTAAAGATGATATTTCGTATTGAAACCCAGCATGCGATCTTTCTTAGCCAACTTAACAGCACTGCTCTCGCTGGGTGTCTGCTCCATGTTGTGAGGAGTGGCAAATGTTTTCTCATAATATGCATTTGTTTCGTTGATGGTGTTGAGAATAGCCTCAGCAACAGACTGGCCTTCCTCGGACAACATAGTCATTCCAAGATTTTCAATCGCCTCATTCAGACCATTGAATCCAACAGTGGAATACTGTTTCTTCAAATCCATGTGACCAAGGGTATACAAAGGCATTGCTCCGAGCTCAATGCGTTTCTTAATAATACGCCTCTTTGCTTCGTTAATCAGAGCAATATGGCACACCTTCTCGACAAGCATATCGTGAAGGAATACCTGAGGATTGAAGGCCTCATTAGCCATCCTTGCAGCTTTCTCAGACAAACGAGGCAGATTGAGAGTTACGACACCGAGACTACCAATCTTTGTTGAGCCGGCTCCAAAGGAGTTGAAGTAGGGGTTGTCTGTATCGGAACGCAGTCGACAACAACTCGACAGTGTGGAGGTTTTGCCAATATAGAGGTTGATAAAACCAAACTCTAGATTGGCATTCGCAATAACATGCTTAAAGCCTTCGTCGAGAATCTTGTTCTTCTCATCCGTAGCAAAACATGCTGTGGTGACGGGGAAGGTGAGCGGAGACCTACGCAGTTCCTCATTCATACATTCCAGGAACCAAAGCTGCATATCGTAGACAACCTTCACATCAGCATTCACACCATCAAGGGCATAGTCAGCACACATCTTAGCAAGGAAGGGAGTATCGTATACGGAGACGTTGGTGAATGGAGACTGATTTCCTCTGAATTCCCAGTTAACCGTATAGATGAAAGACTTAAAGAGCTCTTTCACATACGTCTTGGCATCATCAAAGAAATAGTGTCCATCTCGACCAGTGGCTAACATTTTGTTGAAGTAAAGGGAGGCGACGATAATGAAGTCTGCAAGGCCTGTCGCACCGAGGGTGGAATTTGCAGCGTACACGGTAAATTGTTCAACTTGTCGGATGAAGGAAGCAAGGGATTTAGGAGAACTAATACACATTCTACTTGACATAGACAATCCCGACAGGGCAATATCATATGTAGAGTAGTTAAAGCAGTATGGGCGTCCAATGTCGGTGAAATCGTTAATGTAGAAGTCTCCACACAGTTGCTCCTCAATGATCTTATTAGCAGTAGCAAGGCCCCATCCTTCTTTCAATTCTTTCCACAGAAGGTAGTAGCTGTTGTAGCGACTCAATGGTTTCGGGAATTCAAAATTCCATTCAATAACAGATTTAGCAGATACGTTGGCATTCGCATCTACAGAGATGTCAGCAACTGCACCAGTGGACTTGAAGAATGCCTTAGCAAACTTATCCAAATCCATCTGATCGCCAATACCATCCATTGTAAACATCTCCCTTCCATATTTGGAAAAGAGATGGAACATCAGATCATCAAATTCCTGATCAAAACTAATTTTGAAATACACTCCACACTCCTTAGTTAGAAACCTGGGTCCATTGCCGCTTCAAATCCCTCCCAATTGTCAACACCAGCCGAACTCAACGCATCCCACTTTGATTCTTTGTTTATAAGTTCAAGAAAACGGGGCTCAGTGACAATAACCTCTGTCGCCTTTTTATAAAAACACCACTGATGATCGAGCAATCGAGCAGAATACATTTCACCCTTATACAGATACTCAACGCGAATAGATGATTCATTGATGCCGGTAATAATCGCAGACGTAACAAATCTACTTTCTGCCGCAGGAACAAATGCCATAACCCAATCACCACGCTCGACCACCATACCAGTTGGGTGGGTGTATTCCATATACTTAAACTTTGCCATATTATTCTCCATTATTAGTTGGTAGGGCTGGGGAGACTCGAACTCCCATGAGACTAGCTCAGCGGGGCTTAAACCCGATGTGTATACCAATTCCACCACAACCCCACAGGCCCCGAAGGGCCATTGTTAAACAGCGTCAGCCAGGATCATTTTCCTTTCAGCAAGATTGTTTTCAGTATAGCGAGAACGAGACCATCCACCACAAGAATTGCAGCGATAACGCTGGTATTTACTAACGTTGGTAAAGTAAAACCCTCTACGTTGCACATCGCCACCACACTTAGGACAAGCAGGGTGGTCAGGTTTATCCACCATAATGTTCGGATGATTGTCCATCCATGGAAGAAGCTTCTCATATACCTGTTCCAGAGTAATAATGTCTTGGATGTTATACTTAATCATTTCCTCCCAAGCGTTAGGATTAAACTTCAGACACTCAGACCACAACGAGAATCCAGGAAACTTCTTATGTTCATCTTTCTCAGCGACATTCAAATACTTAGCGATGTAGGCCAAACTGTTCATTTCAAAGTTGAACAGATTCTTAGCCACCTGACAAGTATCAACCTGCTTTATCGGGCTGAATGGAGGAAGCCCCAATTCTACAGCCCGACTACGAATAACAGGAATGTCAAACTTCTTACCGTTATGGGTTACTACAATATCAGCCGCATCAAGCAAAGCCATCATGTATTCCATAATCTGCAATTCGCTATGAGCATACTGATTGCGAGTATAGATACGATCGTGTCCATACCACTTGGCAGCGAAACACAGTACACTACTATGCTGGACAAACTGATTGTATCCGATATTCTGTTTCCAAGCGCCCCAAACATAAGCCAAGTTCGGGGCAGTTTCAATATCGAGAATCAAAATCTTTTGCATTACACCTTTTCTCCTGTACTCCCGAAACCGTTTTCTCCGCGTTCAGTATCAGGATCAATTTTATCAACCTTTAAAGCGAATGTCGCATAACGCATGTGAAGTGTAAGTTGAGCAAACCGCTCTCCATCGTCGATCCTCACCATGTTGTCGCCATGATTAAAAACCTTTACTTTTACTTCACCACGATAATCCGAATCAATAATACCAATGTGACATGACAAATCTTTCTTGAAACCATGTCCACTACGAAGTGTCACCATCCCATACAGCTGAGGTGGGATGGACAGTTTCAACGCAGTAGAGACAATTGCTGAACCCTTTGCTGGGATAACATGATTTCCATATGCAGCAATGTCCCACGCTGCAGCACCTTTTGTCTGATGGTTGAGGGTATAAGGGCATTCGTACAACATTACGCATGCCTCACAGGTACATGAGGAGCTTCAAGATACGAACCATTGCCTGCTGTATACAGATAAGGACGATCAATTAGTTTGACTTCCTGCGTAGTGCCACAGGTAGGACACTTGTAGTAATCATTGGCAGCCGGCTTAGTCTTCAGATTCGTATGACAAAATGCACATTTCATTAGATGCCCCTTAGTTTACGGAAATAGGATTGGTCTGACGCATAGCTACAGCAACCTGAAAGGCAGACATGGTATACGGGATTTCTTCCGCAGGGAGTGTCTTCAAATAACTCTCAACCTTTGCCCACACCTGCTGTTTTGTAGCTTTAATCACCGTCTGATCTTCCACAATATTTACCAGAACATTACCTCGATTGCGGAATCGCAACATATAGTCGTCAACATCATTAAAAGTCGGATAGCCTTCAAAGTCGAGTACGATGTGATTTTCGTTCATGAGTCTCCTCTTTGCACTTCTCATCATGACATTCGCGGCAGAGGAGTTGAAGGCCGTCTTCGTCACAGAAAAGTCTGTCAATTACATTGTCCCACGAGTCAAAACCCGAAACAGGAACAACAGGGATGATATGATCTACCGCAATATTCTTTACTCGTTTTGTTTTGCCATTCTTTAAGGTCACGACAGCGGTGGCCGGCACAACACTATTACATTTCTCGCAACGGTAGAAACCTCTTTCAACTCTCGCATTGGCCTTCACTCGATTCACAGGACCCCATCGCATAGAAGCCTTGCGAAGTGTGGATTTAATGAACGAATGGAAAGCACTCTCAGTCATTGTCGTTTGTGTCATTCTCGATTTTAGGATGATCCCACATAATCAGGCTACCATCCTCATGTAACCCCCTTACTAGCCAAACAAGCTGGGCTTGTTCTTTCATTTTTTCAAGTCCTTTATCAACTCCCCATACTATATTATATGCATCTAAAACAACTTTGTGACAGTCTAGTTCAGATTCACATTCATTGAGGAGCTCGTAGGCTTTCAGGTCACCACAACCAGACAATCCAGGAATATTATCAGTCGCATCTCCTACAAGGCATTGGGCATAGAACCATTTGATGCCATCACCACGGCACTTATACACAGTGTAGGGTTTTTTGTCAGGGTTGGTAGGTACGACCTTTCTTGATGATAGGGACAGGTGTCCAAGCCAATCCACCCAATCAGGGCCACTTTCTACCTGACCAGCTCTTGCCCATGTGTAGTGCCATCCGGGTACTTGACGCATATCTTTGTCGCGGGAACAGATGATTGTGTCCACTCCTGCCCGGAGAGAGTCAACCTGAAACATAGCCATTCCGTCATCGGCTTCATAACCGTCACAAATAATAGTTTCCCATCTAGCTGGGATGTAGGCCCGAATGTTCTCGTAGTGAAAAGGTCTCGATTCATGTTTACGATTTCCTTTATACGGCTTAGTAACGGCAATGTCATTTCGGAAGTTCTTGTCCGTGCTGAGAAAGAAGATGGGTTCAGATGTAGCTTTAACAGCCGCACAGATGGACATCACTGTACTTTCAAGCAGTCCCTCGACATAATCGAAAGGAGCAATGCCTCCTGACATCCAGGCGGCTTCAGCAGCAGATGCTGCCTCATAGACAATAATGTCTCCATCAATTAGTGGCTTCATCAATCCTCCTCGTATTTATAAATCAATTCACGAGCATCGGCCAGATGCATTTCAGCCGTTTCAAGTTGTGATTCAAGCTGACTGACTTCCGCTTCTAGGTCATGAATCTGCTGCAAGAGATCATCCGCATATTCAGCTTTGATCCAATCACCGTGCCTACGTTCATACATACCAGCTCGGGCATATCCGTCTACTATTTCACAATCCAAATCATATCTATTCATATTCGTATATCTCCCAGAACCCTTGTCCCTGACAGTTTTCACACACTTCAAAATCGTATATAGGAATGAAATCGAAATCGTCCTCATCCTCTGCATTATGAACAAAACTGTTTAGGCCAGTGCCTTTACACTCTTGGCATTGTATCTTCATTTGTTCCTCCATTAAACACCTCCAAGACGCGATCTTGAGCATATAGAAACGCCCTTTCTGGGCAATAAGCTCTACAGGTTTTCATCTGCACAGTGAGCTTCGCCAACTCCATCGCGGCGGCGTATTGGTTCCATTTTTTAATACTAGCACAACGCACACCACAACAATAACCGCCATCAGGCACATTATGCTCGTTTAGCACTTCTATTTGGACATTTCCACACAGCGGGCACTTTGCAATCTCGCTCATTTCTCCTCCAACGCACGACGGGCAATTTGTCCCATCTCTGCACCGTCTATTACACAGCCTGTCGGATGTTCATATTCCTCAATAATTTCCCTCAACGCCTCCTCCATCCTCGCCACGCGGTTGCGGAGGTGCTGCGCGTGCCAGTACTCGTGCTTGTCGCAATCAGTCTGCTCACACGCAGCGATGTCCCCTCTGACGATACAGTGCTTGCATTGGTCCATCTCTACTCCTCCACGACCAGCGCGGCCAGTAATTCAGCGACATCTTCCGCGTGATACGAGTCCATGTCGCTGGAATGGATGTCCACATAGCAGCCTTCGACGGTGTCGTGGTGTCCAGCGTGGTATCCGGAATTATAAACATGCACGGCAATTTCCTTCAACCTAGCCACACGAGCGAGAAGCCGTTCTATTTCTATACGAGATAAATCACATTGGCAGCCTTCACATTTTTCTTTCATTAGTCACCTCAAAAGGGGCCGAAGCCCCTCTGTTAACCGTGAATCCAAGCATGGTGTTTTGCACATAACCAAATAACATCAAGAGGTTTGCTGTAATCATCGTGATGGGCATGAACATTACTGACACCACATACTTCGCAAACCCTTTTGGTTAGTCTGCCATCCCGTATAGCGTTGCCAACCGCAGTCTGAGCTTTATACTTCTCTGGGTTGTCTTTTCGATATTGCGTTCGGGTAACCCACTCCCTTGTTCTACTCTTCTCGTACTCGGCATAGTGCTCGATATTCCCTCTCCTATTTTTACGGACATCTAACCGAGTGCATAGTTTACACTTATTAAGGTGACCATCAGACATACCTTCATGACGATAAAATTCGGTCATCGCTTTTGTATTACCACATTTGAAACATCTCTTCATACTAAAAAGGAGGTTGGTCCATGTCGTCCATGTTGTTCATATCTTCTCTCACTTCAGCAGGGGCTGCAGGATTAGCAGTCCCATCGCTATTAGCCAGAAGACGATCCAGCGGGCTTCCCTTAAACTCCAGATTGGCCTTAATCTTTGCCTGCATGAACTCAGGGAGGGCCAGGAACGCCTTGAGGTCTGGGTTGCTGAGGTCGAAGAACCTCGGTTCGTTCTTGAGGGGAGGACAAGGAATGCCGGCCATAGGCGGGCTAACCATGGACACATTAGCATAGACGTTACCATTCTTCTTAGCCACGTTATGAGCAATAGTGACAAGACAAGGAAGCCCAAGCATTTTAACAAGATTGCCATTACACGTCCCCGCCGGATCAATCGCCTTAATACGTTTCGTGGACTTAGCCAGATCAGCCTTCAAATTGTTGAGGACAAAAGACTCACCAACCCAACGAGGCTTCTCAGGGTCGGGTTTACCGTCAGCGTCCTTCATGAACTCTGTAACGAGCTCATAAGTCAGGTTAACTTCATGTTTCGGGTCCTTCATCTGACCCTGGAATTCCTGAGGCTGCAGACCAAGGTCAACAACCTGAACAAGCCGGGCCATGTAGGTACCAATCGCAATCGGTTCCTGTTTCGGACCAGCAGTCATGGGAACATTCGCAGCATTCAAAGCCATTTTCATTTCTCCTCTTTCTGGGTTACTATTAGAGTGGGTTGAAAACCACTCTTAATATACTGAATCAAATCTTGTTCTATTGTAATTTTACTATGTACTTTGTTGTACGATCGACCCAAACTCGCTACTTGGTGAGCATCACTATTAGCCCAGCCAACCAAATCGGTGAGGCAATGATGATCACGTCCGTTAGCAAACATATGATATCCCCTGTTAAACTCCTCGTATCCATCAAGAATAGGTTTAAGACTTTCCCAATTCTCAGGAGATTGTGGATGACACAAGATAAAGGCGCTATAATGTCTCTGTTTCCATTCAATCAAATGATCAATGGTTACAGGTGTTCCATTGTCTCGTGAATCCATAATCTTGTTAATCATGGCAGACCCGAATACCAAGACTTCCTCACCACCAATTGCCAATTCAATGCCAATAATCACCGGAAGGATTTTCTTCGCTTCCTTACAAGCGAATTTAAGGAAATCAAACTTCTTTGTGTCCAATCCTGAAAGCGTGTTACACTTTGAGGAACAGTGGTCGGTTATGACTAACGATGTAAATCCAATGTGTTTCGCCGCAATTGCCATAGCCAGCGGTGAGTTATGCCCATCCGAGAAGTAGGTATGAGCATGAAGGTTGATTAAGTAGTTGTTGTGCATAGGTCTGCCTGTAAGTTGTGCATTGCTCTATAGCTCGATATGAGTTCTTCCATGAGCATTGCCAGTTCGCCCAGTTCAGGCTGGGTTAGAGGTGTGTCTGTGCCAATGCACGAGAACATAGAGGTTGCTTCCTCAATGTGCACCACCAACCGATTCAACAGTTGACTCCTTGTTTTTATATCCCACAATAGATCGAAGACATATGGTAGATTATCACGCCCCATACATCCCCCATTTTTTAGCAAGATCATGGGTAACATACTCTGCTGAAATAATATCAACAAACACTTCCCATGCTTTCATTCTCTCATGAGGAGGAAAGTCTCTTTCTAAGCCATAATCATCTTGTCCCCAGATACACACTCGCCAACCATCTGAAGGAACAAGTTCAATAAAAGCAACCATAACAAAACCTTCATATCGAAGATCGTGTTCAATCTTGTATGCAGGATACCAATCTTCCTTTGTCTCCTTGAACACTTCACACCTAATGGGTTTCTGCCCAGTTTCTCCCGACATCACTCTCTCCTTTATGCGGACACGCAATCTTATAGAAATTACCCGCCCAGACAATACAATCCTCAGCCAACTTTGCAAACTCTTGAGCGATGTCTTCCTGTACTTCAGCCTGGAACTCATCGTGGTACCAAATCAGGAATGCCCACTTACCACCGAAAGGCCCAAACTTCTTCGTAGCCTCAGTGTAAAGTTTGCAATAAGCAGCACTCATCATAATAGCCTCATCAGACTGAAGCACATAGACGAGAATGGCATGTTCCGATTCAATGAAGATGGGTCGGCCATCCAACCCACGAATCCATCCATTACAGTATTCAGGTTTGTTGTACTTGTTAATTCGCATCTTGGCATTACTACGCCACTCCGCTTTTAAATCATCAACAAGTTTCTGAAAACCGGGAGCCACACCAAAGATCGCTTTCTGAATCAAAGCGCCGATGTCAGCACTACGGCCCACGCTCCTCCCAAGCTTCCCGTGAGAAGCCCCAAACAGAGCAGCATAATTAAGAGTCTTCGCTTCATGATAAGATACGTCAAGGTTAGCAACCTCCTTGATTGCCCGTTGGTTAACGTAATGTATAGTAGACTTATCTGACTTTTTTCCCTCAAGAAGTGTTCGAGTAAAGAACTCGTCGCCCACTCTTGCAGCAAGCATTCTGTTCTGACAGCCAGCCGAATCCGTTCCAACAATGACATATCCCGGTTTAGACGTAAAACAAGCTCGCATCTGCCGTCCGTAGAAAGTGTCCAAACCGGGAACATTAACGATGATGGAATGTTTTGCTCTAC